CAGTAAGAATATCAATAGTTGAACCAGAACCACCCGTTTCTCTATACCATAAACCATTGTTTTGGAAATACATATCTTCTGTATCTGCTAATGTATTAGGGTAGCCATTATCATCAATTGGATATAAAGTTAAATCTGTACTCAATCCATTTTCCTCCAATACTTTTTTAAATATTTCAACATCTAACGGTGCATCAGCTCTATAAATATACTCATTAAATGACATCAATCCTTTAGGTATACCCATAAAATTAATTAAAAATTCTATCGATTTTCTAGCACCTTTAGATTTCCAAATCCATGGTGAATTTAAAATAATTCTTCTCCATAATTCATTGTCAGTTTCAACTGGTGTCATACCAACTGATTGACCAGAATATTGTGACTCTGCGTTTGTTACATAGTTGTTTAATAAATCATCACTAACTAGTGTTGAAACTAATTCCCAACCAAAAACTCTAGCTAAATCTTTTAAATATTTATCTGGTACGTTGTCTTTTCTATCGTATGTTACAACATGTGCAAATGAAATACCTTGTACAAATTGGTTTAAATCGTCAAAAGCAACACCATAAATGTTAAGTGTTTTATTAACTTTTTGTCCAGTTGTTGTATCTTGATGTACTTCATCTAAATGTACTGGTGTCGTATCAAATGCTGAAATTGATTCAGACACCAAGAATCTAGTCATTAAATTTGTTTCATTCAAATCGTAGTTTGTAGCAATATCTAACAATTGAGTAGCATATTCTGTATATTGTGTTGTATCAAAATCAATATTATAACCGTCTGTAACTGGCCATGTTAATGATTTAGACGTATACATAATAACACCAGAATCAGTTCTAACTGGATATTCAAACTTGGCAGTATATAAAGGTAAAGTGTCTCTAGATAACAAGTATTCTTGTAGTCCAGTTATACTATTAAAATAAGTGTTTTCTACTATTTTTTTAGGTTTAATATGGTAATAAATATTTGAAAAAGTAGTTCCACCAGTAAATGGATTACCTTTTACTTTAAAATGAATGTAATCATTAAAATCATATGTTGAACCAGTAAATGATAAAACATCATATTCAGTATTGTTATTTAAAACAGCATAAGAACCATAATTTATAGTCATGTTTCTTAAATCATTTGTAGCATTAAAAGTATCAATGATTGTACCGTTAGTTAAAAAATTAATTTGATACTGATTAATCAAAAATGTTACATTTACTTTAAAAGTACTTTCATCTTTTAAAAAATCATATGAATAATCTTCGTAAGTATAACCAAAGTAATCAGTACCATCAACACTAACCAACGGTGATGCATATAAAGATGCTGGCCAATTAGTTATAATATCTTCCAACTGAACTCTTATGAATTCGGTCATAGAAGCAAATAATGTATAATTCTTTAATTTTGTTGGGTCTAAATTTAAAACTGTACTAGTATTATTTTTTAATAACACTTCTGATTCAGCAACCGTTAATTTTAGATTATCTAATGTGACAAAATCAGAAAATTTACCAGTAGCATAGTTTTTATTGATTTTTGGGTCCAAGTTAGTGGTAATCGCAAAATTACCCATAGTAAATAAGGGTGTACCGCCATGACTAGCTAATTGTACACCTACTAAATCTGGACTAAAATTTCTATATTCAATATTGCCTTCATATGAAACTTTTTTTGAATACCCAGCTACTTTTATCTTCTTTGCCATCTTATATATTAGATTGTTGTTATATTATTAAATGTTTTACTAAAATCAATTACATCTCTTTGTTCTCTAATCTCAAATAATGGAACACCAGTAAATTGGTCTTTGATTTCATATAAGTTGAATTGTTTGTAAATATCATTGTTGAAGTTGTAAATTGTGTAAATACCATCTTCAAGACTTTTAGTTTGATTACCAAACAACGCAAAGGCTAACGTTTCAACATCATGTTGTACTACCTCAACTTCAATCATAATTGGATTGAAGAATGTATTTGTAATAATCACTTGTTGACTAGGTTGACCAATAAACGGTAAAGCATTAGGTTTAACATTAGAAGCTGAAGCTGGTGATACAGTACAAAAAGTCAATGTAGAGTTATCGTTGAAACGGTATCTGATTGCTTTTTGGTTTGTATTTGTTAAATTTTGATTAACTGGTTCAGCTCTATTATTTGATGTAATGACTCTGAAGAAATTATTAACTTTGGCATCTTCAGATGTGGCAGTTGTGTTAAGATATTCGATTCTATATCCAACCAATCCATCATTTTCAAATTTACCAGCAAAATTAGGTGGTAACGATGAAATATCAAATATTAAACCTTTAATATCAGCAAGTGAAGATAATACACCAACATCAACAATAGTTGTTCTTATTTCAACTGGCTTAATCATAATAGTATAAAAACCTTTTACACCAAAATTAGCCACTGGTAATTTAAGTGTATACATACCACCAAAAACCTCAAAATTAGTTACATTTGATTGAACCTTGTTAGGGTTATCTATTTTAATTAAAACAGCATTAGGGTCTAATTTAATTAAATTAGAATTACCTACTTTATCTCTAGAAGGTGTGTAATGGTAGAAAATTTCTACATCATCTGGATTAATATCTGCTGGTCTTACAATACCGTATGTTCCCGTTGCCATATTTTATTTATTTATTTCTTTTTTATCTTTTATAATGATAACACCAAATGTTCAATAAGTAATCATTTGATGTTACATTCTTTAAATTTATTGTTTATTTATTTTATAATACCCATTTCCGTAACTTTGTAATTCATTAAGATTCTTTATTTCAGACAATCTTAAATGCATATCCATAACGCTTGTAATACCTCTATCAATAAATACATCGTTTTGTACTTCTGGTGGAGAAATAATACCAAATAAATATTCTTCTTTTGTCAAAGCCGATAAAGAGATGTTTGTTTTGTTAAATCCTTCACCGATATATCTAACTGTTGATAAGGTAGATGCTGAATAATCTTTGAATAAAAGACCATTAACTTGTGAGTCTGTACCTAATTTAACATCGTTAGGTGTATCAAAAACATATATCTTAGGTTCACCCATAGATTTGATTCTATCAACACCATTTATAGAAAACCCTTCATAGTTTTCATAAGTTTCAGCATTGACATCAAAATTAGTTCTAAATGGATTTATTGCAGAATACGAAGTAACATCTTCTATTCTACTATCAGTTTTTCCAGTTATAACTAAATCAACAAAATTATAATAATTAATTTCTTTATTTGATGGATAACGTAAAACACTCCATAGATTTTGTGGTGTGTTAAGTGTTGTAAATGTTGGTGTATATGCACCAGTCATAAATGGAAAACTTAAACCCAAATTCTTTAATTTATCAGTCAACAAAGTATAATCTACTGGTGTTGCAGCTTTATCTTTAACAATGTAATCAATATCTGTAAACATACCCATATCATCGATACTTTGAGTTAACAAAATTTTGACATAAAATGTTGTAGCTGTTAATACCCCCCATTTTTTTGGGTTGTGGCTACTTCTATCAATACTGTCTTCTAATAATATTTTTCTTTTTATTACTTCCATTACGTTGCTTTTATTTGATATAATGTAACTTTACTAGTATTTGAATTGTAAACCACATTATTAGCACCAGTCACACCAACATTTCCTTGGTAAGTATTGTCAATTTCATAATAAAAACCAGTTGAATCTCTAACTAGTTTGTATCTAGTGTATAATTCATGTACCAATTTATCTATTGGTTGTGCTGTGTTTTTAACCATCAAATTGACACTTTTACCAGTTTTTGCGTTTTTAAATGATGCCTTCATATATAAATACTTAGAAGCACCAATTTTTAACCCACTTTTATAATCATATAAGTGATATCCTTCAGCAAAACCTCTAGGGTTTATCAATGGATTCTCAACAACAAAATTAACTGGTATTTGTCCAACTGGTTTTGGTGTTCCAGGTATAGTATTAGGTGGCAACGGTGGTTGTAGTAAATCAGATGTGTTTAATTCTGAATACAATGTCATAAATGTAACTAGGTTTTGAGTCAATGGGTTATCAGAATCATAAAAACTTAAATTTAAAAATGTTTGTTTAAATGATTGTTTTCTAAATTTAACATCATCATCAACGAAACCTATGTCACCATAAAACCCTTTATAGTTTCCACTAGAATCTAATAAATAAATGTCATAAGTTATTTTATCGATATGATTACCTTGTAAATCCAATGGTATAAATCTAACCTTTTCATAATCCTTTATTGGGTTTATAGCGTATTCAACCTCAGTGTCAACAAAAACTCTTTCAATTAACTCAGCATTATCAACATTTTGAAATGTCATAGTTATTGGAACAGTAATTGTTGTTGCTGTTGCACCACTATCTATTGTCGATATATTTATTTTGTATTTATTAGCAAACATCGTCTTCTGAATTAATTGTAAATTTATCTGTTATTCTATCACCAGTTGGGTCCGCTGGGAATTTACCATAATATAAACCCCACACCCCAAATGGGTCTTGTCTTCTAACTGTAAAACAATAGTTATCATACATGTAATGAGAATTATTTAAAAATGGATAATCCAATGGTTTAACATCACTTTCGTTGAAACCGATATCCAATAAATCTCTCCAAACTATTCTAGTGTCACCTAAATCTGTTGCATAACTAGGAACCCCTTCAGTGAATTTATCACCAACTTCTATGTATGATGAAAATTCTCTAATTTTTATCAAATTATGTGGTTGATAGAAATAACCTTCTTGTCTTGGTCCTAAGTTGATAGTTTTAGTTTCTGGTTGTGTTAAGGTTGGTGAAGTTGCTGCACCAACTTTAGAAACGTATGATAATGTAGTATTTGCATTTTCTCTACTATTAGTGTTAAATCTATGTACAACATCAGCCAATACAGTTTCATTCAACGTATTCACATCATATTCAACCAAATCACCATAAAATTCATTATTATTACTTACATTATTTATTTTGATATCACTTTCCAATGGAGTGTGTGATACAAATGGTGTTCCAGTTCCGTTGTGTATCCTATGTATCGATGGAATATCTCTTAAATAAGTAATTGCATTACTGTTAACCAATCTAGCATCATAAGGTGTTTCAATACCAGATGATACTTTTGTAAATAAAGTATCACTATCAGTTTTTATAAAGGTCAAATATATTTGACTCAATGGTCTACCTAGATTATCAACTAAATCACTTACATCAATATCTTCATTGAATACAATTTGAATAATTGAATCATTAAATATATTTTCACTAAAACCTACTCTATATGCTTCATAATCATCATTTTCTATAATTGGTGCTAATCTTGTTTTTATTTTTCTAAATTTTCTAAAATAATATTTACACTCAATCTCATTTACAATTTTTTTCATTCTAGAAGTTGGCGACAACACGCCAGTTGATGGTTTATCAATTACAAAGTAATAGTCTTTTAAATCACCATTATCTAAACCAACTCTAACAACTACATGGTCACCGTCATATCCAGTTGTTCCAACAATTCTAACAATGTCACCAACACTTAAATTGTGTTTACATGAAAGACCTATAGCTGTCATACTTCTTGTATAAACAACAGCTGGAACTCTGTTTGTTATCATTATCCCACCTTTAACCATAGTGTGACCACTATCCACACTAGCTGGATATGTAATAGTTAACTCCCAATTTTTAACTGGTGTCTTTTTTGTACCATAAGGGGTATTGTCTGGTAATAAACTAAAACGTTCTCGTTTAGGTTCCATATCAAAATAGTTACATAAACCAGCTTTTGATATATCTGGGTCAAAAACACCAAACC